GGACTATGATGTGTACATCATTGTGGACAAGAACGGAACAAAATACAAGACCTCTTCTGAAAACTTTATGAACAGTTTTGAGGACATCATGGCTGACATGTCAGACAGCACTGAGCCATTCCAGATTAAGGTTTACACCTTACCGTCCAAGAACCGCAGCGGACAGACATTCTTAACCTGTTCCCTGGTATAAACCAGAATGTCACTACTAACAATCGTTTCATAAACATAGGGTGGTATCTAATGGGATGTGATACCACCCATTACTTAACCAAAATGAGGTACATACAATGGCATTTACATTGCAAGATTGGCAAGACGTTATTAAACAGGAAAGACGTAGACTTTCTTCACTGGTAAACAGAGCCAGGAAAGCTGGTGTAGAAGTTAAACTGGTAGACATTGCTGGTGAAGCACCAAGACCAACTACAGTTGATGAAGCCAAACAGATACTAGCTGAGTATAAAGCGTGGACTTCTTATCATGATGTTGTAGAAGCCATGAGAGATTTAAATACACACGCCACACCATTTGATTTTGATTTTACAGGTGCAATGAACATACCTGTACCAGAAGCAGATGATGAAGCACAAGCAGATAAGTTACATTATGTGTTGAATGAGTACTACAGTTACATGTCCACAATAATGATTGATGATAACATGTCAACAAGAGTATTCCAGGAATGGTGGCACATGCTTCATCAGTACTATTCAGAACGTGATATAGCAGAAGCCATAGAGCAGCTTACCAAAGAGGGTGTATCTTATAGAGACATAAAGTTTGGTTCTGACTGGCAATCAGTCCAAGAGGTCAACGATTATGCAAGCAGAGTGATGCAAAAACTCAGACAGATTAGCTCAGATAGTTTGGCAGCTGATGATGCAATAGCAGAATGGACAAACACCTGGGAAGAAATGGAACAGAATAAACAAGCCTTTTATGCAGAATGGTATCAATCTAAATTGCTATAGGAGTGTGATGAACCATTGATTATGAGAACATTTACAGCTGTGATTTTGAAACAACTGTGTATGACAACCAGCAGTTCACAGAAGTATGGGCTGCTGCATCTGTTCAGTTAGGAACAGAAGATGTACGTATAGACCATAGTATAGAAGATATGTTCAACTACTTCTTTGCTATGAAGAAAAACCTAACATTGTACTTTCACAATCTTGCATTTGATGGTAGCTTCATTCTGAACTACTTCTTAAAGCAAGGGTGGACACAGGCGTACAATAAAGATGTTGGTTTTTTCAAAGATAAAGCAATGCCGTCCAAGAGCGTGAAATATGTTATATCAGCACAAGGGCGGTGGTACTCATTAACTCTCAAATACAATAACAATAACACAATCACTATCAAGGACAGTTTAAAGCTCATTCCTTTTAGTGTTAGGGCAATCGGTAAGTCATTCGGTACAAAACACCATAAATTAGACATGGAATACAAAGGTCTAAGGTACGCTGGTTGTGAGATTACAGATGAAGAGAAAGAGTATATAGCAAATGACGTTCTGGTTGTAAAAGAAGCACTGGAAATTATGTTCCAGGACGGACACACAAAGCTTACAATAGGTAGTTGCTGCCTGGATGAATTTAAAAAGACCTACAGTAAAAAGAAGTATAGCAATCTGTTTCCAGACCTACGTACAGTAGAGCTGGATGAGGAATTATATGGTAGACCTAACGCCTGGGAATGGATAAACGATAGCTACCAGGGAGGCTGGTGCTACGTAGTAAAAGGTAAAGAGTGTAGACAGAAAGGAAAAGGTCTTACAGCAGATGTAAATAGTCTTTATCCAAGTGTAATGCATAGCTCTTCTGGCAACGAGTACCCAGTAGGTTTACCTACATTTTGGTTGGGTGATTACATACCCACTAAAGCACAGCAGCCACACACTTATTACTTCATAAAAGTCAAGACACGGTTTAAACTTAAAACAGGTTACTTACCATTCATACATATCCGTAAAGATGTGTTATATCATGCAAGGGAATGTCTTGTTACATCTGACATTCCAGTACAAGGTGGTTTATATGCCAGTGAGTACATAGACTTGGACGGAACAGTTAAACCAGCTATTCCTACATTGGTTCTTACAATGACTGACTGGGAGTTATTTAGAAAACATTACAATCTATCAGATACCACAATCTTAGGTGGTTGTTATTTTCGTTCTGAAAGCGGATTGTTTGACACGTATATAGACCACTATGCAGAGATTAAAATGAACAATAAGGGTGCAAAGAGAACAGAAGCTAAACTGTTCCTCAATAACCTTTACGGTAAAATGGCTATGAACATGGACAATAGCTATAAGATTGTAGAGCTGACAGAAGATGGATTGAAATTTCATACAGTCTTTAGTAATGACAAAACACCTGGATATATTGCAGTTGGTAGTGCAGTTACAAGTTACGCACGTAACTTTACCATTACAGCAGCACAGAAAAATTACTATGGTGTAAATAAACCTGGTTTCATTTATGCTGACACAGACAGTATACATTGTGACTTAGAGCCAGAGCAGTCGATAGATGTTCCTGTTCATCCTACAAAGTTTAATCACTGGAAGTTGGAAAGTTACTGGGACACAGCATATTTTACCAGAGCTAAGACATACATTGAACACATTACACACCATGATGGTGAACCAGTAGATGAACCGTATTATGACATCAAATGTGCTGGTATGCCAGCTAACAGTAAAGAGTATTTTAATCGTATTCTTGAAAAGAAAGAAGTTGGGGAAGATGAAGATATACCAGAGAATATAAAGCAATACATAAATAGCATGATAAAGAAGAGGACAAAGATAACAGACTTTCAAGCTGGACTGGAAGTACCTGGAAAGTTACTTCCTAAACAGATTAAAGGTGGTATCATATTAACAGAAGTTTCATTCAAAATGAAAAGAGGATAATATGGCAGATTTACAGCATCCATCCAGAGAACAAGTTGTAGCAAGAGGAGTTGAGTATTTCGATAAGTGCTGTTATAGCTGGGGCGGTTTCCCTGGAACTAATACTAAACAATATTGTATTAGACTTCCTAGTGGTGGTGCAGACACAACGGGAAATCCAAATTGTCCACCAGCCACACAAGAGAATATTGTGTCTGGCCCATGGATTGGTTCTGATTGTAGTGGATACACATCCTGGTGCTGGTACATGAGAAGTCATGTTGGCACAAGGTATTGGATAGGAACAGTAGGTATGAACAGATACAGAGTTAGAACTGTTATAGGTAATACATTTGAGGAAAGTTTTCCAGGTATACAACCTGGTGATTGTCTGATAAGAGAAATAGGATATAGAAATCCATTAACAGGCAATAAATATAAAACAGGTCATATTGTATTATACGTAGGTAACAATACAATTTTAGGATGCTCTCAAAGAGATTGGTCTGCAACTTCCAGTAAACATGGTATGCATAGACAGACTGGTAATAAAAGTGTTATAGCTGGGTATCAAGGTTTCACCATATGGGACAATTCAGAGGGTGTGCCATATGACCCAGACGAGATAGATGACCCTGTAGGGAATTGGAACCAGTCAGACGGACAGCCAGGTGAACCATCAACACCAGAGCCAATATTAGATGAGCCAGCATTTTTTAATTTAATTACAAGAACCCAGTACACCAAGAAGTACACTAAAATGAAACATTATAGACAGTTTTAGAAAGGAGATATCATGTATTTAACATTCCAGGACTACAGTAAATTAAACGATTGGTTGAATAAGTACCAGTCAGAGAACAAAGTGGTGCTTGATTTAACCGTTACATCCGCAGTTAAATGGTGCAGGATACACATAATATTCAAAGTAGAAGATGATTTTATTCTGCATGCAGACCTTTACATTGGTGATAACAATCCATTCTCCCTGTACAATTACAATAAGTTTAAAGAGGACATGGACTTAATCATCAGTCAGAAAATTATGGAAAGCAAGGTGTTTTAATTGTACTATCACATCAAAAACCACAATATCCGTGATGCATACCCAAATGTCATAGCAGTATTCCCTGTAGTGGAATACTATGACAAGACCACAGGTTTAGACTATTTAGCAATCGAGATTAACTCCTTACAAGAGTTATTCTCGTTGCAGTCTCTTGCAAAATCAACTAATGATTACTTAACAGGTATCTTAATCAATGGTAACACTTTAGAGTTTAGAGAAAGAGAGGATTAAATTATGAATTTAGCAACACAGAAAGTTGACATGTTTGCAAAGGCTACGGTACTCTTACGCAGCTATCATTATGTATACGGTATGAAAGAAAGCTACAATCCACTTACACAACAGAAGTTAAACGAACTTGCCAGAACTAATAAAACTGTCTATGATGCGAACTACATCAAGAAAGCTAAGAAGTTTATTGGGCAGCGTTGTATCGACTGTTCTGGTCTGGTGTGTACATTATGGGGAATATCAGATATTGGTTCTTCTCAGATAGCAGACTTACCTACCAAAGATAACAGACATTATAAGTTGGTAGATGCAAAACGTGATGTTCTTAAATGGGGCGATGTAGTTTGGAAACGTGGCCACGTTGGTATTTACATTGAGGATGGAAAGGTACTTGAAGCAAAGGGTATTAATGAGGGTGTACGTATTAGTACACTGGAAAACACACCATGGATTTACGCTATACGCAAGGTAGACTGGCACTTATATGAAAACATTGGCTGGAACAAAGAAAAGGATGGGCGTTGGTGGTTCTCATATGGTGAAAGCAAAGGAGAGTATTTTGCAAATTGCAGAGTGCAGATAAATGACAAATTTTATACATTTGATGCAGACGGTTATATGGTTAAGGAGGGATAAGTTATGTTATACTTATACAACGTTAAGACAAATACAATTACAGCTGGACAGTTAGCACAGATTTGTCATGCTATACAGTATGGCAGAGGTAATCACGAAGATGCTTGTGAGCATTGTCCATTTAAATTTGCTTGCAATAACTTTAGAAAGGCGTATGTTAAAGCTCCTTATGAGTGTGCAATACCTAACGCATTAAAGATGTGGTGGGAACTAGACTCACAGATTGATGAGACAAAACTTCTTCAAAATAATGAGACTCCTACTATAAGAGAAATAGCTGTATATTGTAATAAGAGAGACAACTGTAACGACTGTTTATATAGAAATGAGTGTGAATATTTAGTTAAGACAAAATTTAAATATAAACTCTCTATACCAGGGTGTCTTGTTGACAAAGATGGAAAAACTATTAACCTAAACGAAAGGGTGCATATATGAACGGAAAACTGAATAATACCCAGTATAACACTACGGAGAATACTATGGAGAAAACCAATTATCCGCAGTCCGTAACAGAGAAAGAACTGGTAGAATACTGTTTCATTCACATGTGTCACCAGTGTATATACCAGAAAGCTTGTCAGAACTTCTGTGAGCATTATGTGTTTTACCCAGCAGTTTTAACAATCGATTACAAAAATACATGGAAGTATGATGGTATACATCCAGAAAGGGAATGGGATAATGTGTAGTGTTATTTTAGCTTTATTTGTTTTAGTATTCTTAATTGCTTTAGCATTTAGCAATTGGCTATAATATGTAAAGTGAAAAGAACCAGGATATTAACCTGGTTCTTTTCTATTTATCCTTACCACTAATTACAATGACGGTTTGCAATTCCGCAACGACATCTAAGAACCGTTCCCAGTCTGCACCTTAGTCTGTCCTATTGAAAAATTAGTGGGGGAATACGTTGGTTCAGTTGGTGTATCAATACTCTGATACGTTGGATTGTCTGTAGTCAACTGTGCAAAGGAATGTCTTTCAACTCCCTGTGGTTTCGTCAACTCAGCATATTTATGAGCCATATTCTCACCCTTTCGGAATGTTGTCAAGTTTACTGTTCATCTGTCCAAGTACATCAGACAGCTTATTAATAGCGTTAGTTGTCTGCTGTACTTCTTCTTTGTGTGCAGCTCTTTCATCTTCAAGAGCTTTCAAAGTTTTCTGGTTGGTGTACCACATCATGCAGCAAGCTGCAATAGGGAAACCAACCTGGTTCACAATATTAATGAAAGTCTGTTCCATACATTCACCTCATAATTAATTGTGCTGGAAATTGCTGGTTACCCAGGACTTAACTTCTGCATCCTTATCATCAGCATATTTCTTAACTCTGGTTTCAAGAGCTGCCAGCAGCTCATCAGTTTTGTTCTTTGTGTAGTAAGCTAATCCATTGATAATCAGTGTACCCTCTTCGATAGTAGAAAAGTCAATGTTTAAAGCTACACCAGCAGCATTAACTAAAATCACCTGTTTATCACCAGAATTACCATCTGTATGTGCTGTGTAAGTTGGCTGTTCATCATAGGAAATGTTCTCCCAAGTACCTTTAGCCATAATATACCACCTTTCTTTGTGCTTGTCAACTATAAATCATACTTGATATTCCATAATTTCTAAAAACGCTATCTTGCAATCGTCATTGTCAAATCGAACACACGCTATGTTGTAACAGAACCTAAGATAAGCGTACACTGGGTTCTGTCTACTCTTATAGAGTAGCATGTAATTTGGTTTGTGGTCTGCTGTGGATAAGGAGAAAATCAGTTTACAGGATTTATCAACCTTGCTGCTAATCTGTAGCAATCCAGCATCCGTATACTCGTATACACCATACTCTTTCCCTCTCCATACTAAAGTACAGTAGTAACGAGAATTACCAGACGGTTTTTCAATAAAGGTTGCATCATCCATGAGAAACTGGCTTTTCAGTGCATAATCACCATAGCGAGTCTTTGCTATCATTTTACCAAAAGCAGTTTTCGCAATTTCATCAGCTATGGCTACGTTATTTGTGAGTTCAAGAACCCAGGCACGGTCTTTGTCTACAATGTAGTGTGAGCCTGTCTTGATGTTCTCACGTATATGTAATTCCTTAAAATAAGGATTGTTAAGTGTTACGTTGTTTGCAATGAAGATGAATTTACAATCTTCACGTATTGCTTTTCCATCACCGCGGGCAACGGTCTGGTATAAGTTTAGTGCCATTTCAACTTCATTGGATAAATACCGTCCGTTCTCTGGCAGAAATTCATCAAAGAAAATGATGTCATAATCTGGAAGAGAAATAGACTTAGCTTTATAAGCCAGTGACAGTGCGAATGTCATGCCAGCCAGTTCACCGTTGATGTAGTATTCCGTACCTGTCTTACCAGAACCACGGACTTCCAGTTCATCTGTGGGGAACTTAAATCGAACTGCATCAAATATTTTCGTGCCTACAGCTCGTAAATCATCATCATATCTAAGGACATATAAGAATTTTCTCTTAGTCTGTTTAAAGTAGTTAATCATTCTGCATGTCCAGTAAAATGTTTTACCGATTGAACGGTTGCCAAGGGAAAATATAAACGGTGTGCCATATGACAGAACCTTTTTCCCACTGTAAAATTTATTTTTGGGAGCAGAGGGTACTTCCACACCCTCTGGCTCTGCTCTTATTTCCTCATTCATCATATAATCACCTCATGCTGTAATTATAAACGTACATAAGTTACCTGTAATACACCCATGTAACCAGTAAGTAAAACAGGTGTAATGTTAGCTACGTCATGCTGTAACATTCCGTAAATACTAACATTTGCAACATTACCAGCTGTAATGTGGTTAGTAGTTACATGTGTATTAGTTAATAAAACAGTGTTGCTAATTTCTTGTTGGCCTGTACTTGTAACATTCGTTTCAACTAAAAGAATATTTGCAAGTTTATAGCCAGATATTTCTGGAATATCAACATTTCCAAGATATACATAATATTCATCTGTAACTTCTTTAGAGTCAAGTGTAATACTAACTACCATCTGTTTAATAATAACATGCGTATCAACATATTTTTTATTTGTAGCATCCTTTTCATTTACAGGTGAAGCAAGACCAGTTAATGTCAAGTCCTTAGAAACACCACCATCTTCACTTGTTAATGTAATAGTTTTAGCATCAGTAGCTTTAATAGTTGGTTCTCCACCTGTCTCTCCAAACTTCATTGTAATGGTGTTGATACCATCTAATTCAACTGAGCCAGTATTAGCCCCACTTCCATCACTGTGCATGAATGATATTCTACCAGATTTTCCTGTAGAAAAATTCATTTCATACTGTTTGCTGGTATCATCATAATCTTTAAAAGTTAAAGAATATGAAGTAAAAGATGCTAACAGACCTGTATCATAAAATGAAATAGAACTACCATCAAAGATAAACTTGTTATCTGTAAAATCAAAACAGCCAAGTGCGCTACCATACTCTGACATACCGCCTAAAGTGAATGATGAAACATCACCGCCACCACCAGCCCTAGTGACAGCCACTGGTTTAAATTCAATTTTACCTGTGACAGGTTTATCCTTTTCAGTACCAGTCAGAGGAATATACTCACCTTTTAGTGTGTGTTCATCAAAATACTTTTTAGTGACAGCATCCTGTGGATTAACAGGGTCAGCAACATTCTCAATGCGTACATTAGCTGCGGCATCATGTACACCTCTAACTTTAAGTACATTATCACCACTTGCTTCAATGATAGCACCTGTAGCATCACTATCTGCTGTACAAATCCATGCTTCTGACATTGGTGCAGTTGGTGTCAAACCATAATAATCTTCATCATACTCAGCTTTTTTATCATCAACATATTTCTTAGTAGCACCATGATAATCCTGTGTTGGGTTCGCAATACTTACATTTGACAATGCATCATTTCTGTCTGGGTCTGTAAATTTCACACTTGTTGGTGCTTCTGCACCTCCCAGTTCCACAGTAATATCAGCAGAATTATGATTGCCGTCACCACTGTTAATAGTAATTTTGCCTGGGTATATATTTGTTTCATGTGTACTTGTTAGCGTTCTACTTGTAAAGCCAGGTGAGTTGTTAGTTCCTCTTTGCACAACAATCTCACCAGTCGCTGGTTTACCATCTGCTGTACCAGCCAAAGGAACATAATTACCAAGCTGTTCAGTCACCCATGCCCTAAGAGTTTTATCCATATCAGAAAGAGATTTTTCTACAGTATCAACAAACGCTGTATACTGCTCATTCATGGTTTCCTTGTACTGCTCCCATGAAGTCTGTAAATCTGCCACAGTCTGTTTAAGATTTTCAAAACTCTTTTCCATGGTAGCAAGTGTGTTCTGAATAGATGTTAATGTCTTATCAATTTCAGACTGTGTAGCCTGTACACCAGCAATCAGATTTTTAACACTGGAAATGTCAGCTAAAATCTGGTTAATCTGAGTAGTCTTAGTTGCAAGGTCTGTAGTGGTTGAAGTCTTGAAAGCTTCATAATCAGTTTTCAACTGATTTAAAGCTTCATTGATAGCTGTATCTGCGGTAGTTCTGTCAGTTTTCTCCTGTCCAAGCTGTTCAAGTATTGTATTGTCAGTTCTCTTACGTTCATCAGCTTCATTATTGATATTCTGCTGTAACTGGGTATCAGCAGCTTCTCTTGCTGCTTTCTCCTGATTAATAAGACCTGTAATAGTTTCGTCTGACTGTCTCAGTGCTTCATCTGCTGCTTCTCTGGCTGCTGCTTCATCCGCAATCGCCTGTTTTCTATCTTCAATTTCCTTGTCAATACGCTTGCCAAGTGCTGTATCAGCTTCAACCAGCTCATTATACAGAGTAGTTACCCTTTCACCAAGAGTATCAATTCTCTCACCAAGAGCTGCATCACCGTCTTTTCTGTCCTGTACTTCCTGTTCAAGCTGACTTGTTAAATCAGCCAGCTCTGCACGTACAGCATCAAGTGTTTTACCATTAATCACACCCTGCCAGATTGTTCGTCCATACTTCTGCATCAACTCCGCAACTTCTCTTACGTAGTCATTGTGATAATGGTCTTCTTTAGTGATGTACCAGAAAGCGTTTAACTGTGGAACATAAGGGATGTGATTTACGTCATAAGGAATGTTGAGCATTTCACCACAATCCAATCCGCAAACGCTTTCCTTGTAAGCCAGCAGCACAGCAACGGTGCATCCTCTCTTAACAAACAGCTCTGCTAACTGGTCTGCTGTACATCCACCACCAGATGTAACACCTGTAGCCTGTTCGCCGTCAACCAGAATGAAGAAGCGTTCCTGTGTGTCATAGTTCATGCCCAGTGCAACCATACCAGTTGTACCCTCAGTATAACCGTAATTGTCTGGTGTCTTTGCACCACCACTTACCAGAACACCAGCAACACCCATGGCATTTTCAACATCATCTTTGTTCATGTCTGCATTGGTTGCTGTCTGATTGTATACCTTGATGAAACCATTTCTCAGTACACCTACAGTGAAGCCATCTGAGAATTCTGGATTAAGTGGAGCACCTTTCCAGTAGACCTTACCTGTCCACTCATCAGCAATGTTACAAGCTGGGAACAGTTTGTCAGCCAACACTCTTTCAGATGCATCAAATACACTTTCATGTAAACCACTGTTTGTGGTGTTGTTATATGCAAGACCTAACTGTAAGCGAATAGGCTGATTGCTCTTGTCTACAAACGGAATACGTACAACGGTATATTTTGCAGATGTAGCTGGAAGATAACCAACTTCTGTCTCAATCTCTGTGTAGTACGCATCATTGCAGATGCAGCTGTGTACTATAGCATCATACGCTCCCCACACTTTCTTATCATACTCACCCAGAATGTTGCACATTTCATCTACTTTACCAGCCAGTATTGCAATCTGCTCCTGGGTAGACATTCCAGGTACAAATAATGGTTTCACTGGTGGAATGTTGTAGCCACAACCACATGGAGCTGGTGGCGGTGGTGGACACGCATGTGCTGAGTAATACTCACCCATACCAGCTGTGTTTACAGGCCCACAATAAGGTGGCTGCTCACGCTTAGGCGGTTCTGGTCTACAATGCTCGTGTTTGTGATGTAACATGTGTAATACCTCTCTTTCTTTGTACTAAAATAAACCTAAGAATAATGGTTCAAGCTGACTAAATAACCATAAATCAGCATTAAACTGCAATGTCTTTCTGTACTCTTCCAGCAGCTCTGCTGGTGACTTCTGAGTACGTCCTTTCCTTATCTGACTATTTCCAGTATGCTCATGCTCTGTGGTATGTGTGTCAGTCTTGTTGTTGCTGTTATCTGTAAAGCCACTACGAACATTAGTGTAAATCTTGTTTGTAGTATCACGGTCAAAATCTACAGTTGCATCTGATTTATAAGTCTCTTGCTGCTTATCATCCTGTTTCGTATTTTCGCTGACATTCTTAGCGAAACCAGTTTCACGCTTTACATTTGTGTCCTCTGACTCATTAGTTTTCTCTGTTTTATCACCAGTCAATTCAGAAGTTTCAGACCTTGTTTCACTACCAGTCTTTGACGTGTCATTTGTACTGCTTTTCTGGTAAGTCTCTGTACCAGATTTATCATAGCTTTCATGACCTGTTTTGTTATTAGCATCACTTGCATAATTAAACCAAGGTGTATCACCACCGCCAATCTGATAGCTATGTGTATCAATATCCTGTGGTTCTGTCTCTTGATAATGCTGATATGACTGGTTTCCCTGTTCATCCGTAGTTACTACACCGTAATCGTGTGCTCTACCAGTACCGTAATAGGTTCATTGAATAGCATGGCTTGCGGTGTGTCACTGTGTACATCAAGATTGTGTGCCTGTGAACTGCCTCTCTCTGTCCAAGTACGTCCTGTCTGTGCATCAGTACCTTTGGTTGCTTCTGTATCTGTTTTATCCACAGTTTCATCTACAGACTTATTTTCTGTGTAGTCAGTAGATACAGTTTTGTCATTAGTACGGTTGGTAGTTTCATCAACATCCTCATTGGATGCTTCACTAACAAGCTTACCATTTATCATAACAGCGGTGTTGTCTTTTTGATGTGTGTCTCTACCAGTCTGTTTATAGTTCTCAGTTCCAGCACTGCTTGATGTTGTTCCTGTATCACGGTATGTCTTACGTATACCACTCTTGTCAGATTTAAGGTTAGTATGTAAGTCTCTGTGACCTTTGTCTGTAGTTTCCATGTACTCTGTGATGAATGGGTCAATGTCAATCAGCTGTGACTGTAACATTTTATTGTAATTGTCGGATAAAACGTTCAACTTTGCGTTAAATTTCATTCTAAAATACTCAGGTGTATCATAGGCAATTTCACGCATGTAGAAATGTTCTACAATTTTGTTCTTTAAATCGTCTGCGAATACGTATTTGTCAAGCACAGTAGGGTCGAACAAGATGAAACCTGGAAGTGTTGTCAGTTCATGGAGATTGAAACTTATTTCTCCCATTTATTCATCACCACCCTTTCTCGTATTACTTGGCTCAGTCTTCACGTCTTCTTTGTTATCTGGGTCGTATTCTGTGTAGCTATGTCTAATGCGACATGATACGTTAGTACCAAATACTGCATTGAAGTTTTCACAAAAATGAAGTCTCTGGTCTAACCTATAAGCTGCGTTCAAGGCAATCTGTTCGTTGTTGCTGTTTACTTCATCAGTAAGCAAACGCTCTTTCTTATCAGCTGTATTAAGATTGTTAATACCAAAGGCTGTAAGAAAAGCGGACATTATGTTATCATAGTGTTTCCAGAGAGTTTCAAGCTCCATAGGTGTTGTTCCTGTATTGATTGACTTGCTCTCTTTCATCACCTTAGCAATATCTCTTCTTGCAAAAACTGCTAAAACATTCTGGTCTACGTCATTGATAGCCTGGTGAATAGCTGTCTTGCTTTCTTCATCTGTCTCAATAATGAAACCAAGTTTCAACTGTTTGACTTTGACATCAATGGCTCTCATAACATCAACCAGCTTATCTGTGTACATACGTACAGTTTCAATAAGTGGATAGCTCATGGAGTTATCAAGACACACGCAGCCTATTGGTGTTGTCTCTAGCTCATCTACTACAGAAGTAGCTTTCTTATAAATGTATTTATTCCACTTAGTCAATGCAAGGAACTTCTGACTATAACCAAGAGAGTAAGCTCTCCAATAGGTGTTTTCGTAATACAAATTCATCTGGCTGGCTGGCGTAGCTTGAAGTGATAAAAATCCACCTTTCTTTTCATCTTTAATGATGCATGCTTGTGCTTGCCACAATAAGATTGTTTCAAAGAAGTAAGGGTCGCATGTATCTGGTAAGTCCAACCATTCATAGATATTAATTGCAATACTTACAAGACGATTAAATACATCTTGCCACTGTCTGTTATTTTCATACTCTGCATACTTCCGTAAGTCTTTACTATTACGTCCAGGAGACTTACTACACATAAATGGATAATATTGGCGTAGCCACATTTTGGTTTCACCACCTTTCTATTCGCTACGGTTCATATTTATAATCATCCGTATACTCATTAGCATAACCACCAGTCCACGACATGTTTTCTTTCATTATATCACCATCTGGTTTGTCACCATAATTGCGAATGAACTGACAATTAATATTAGACTGTATTGCACTATCAGTGTATGACTGCACACTGCTTGCACCACTGTCACCGTCACCCATAAGTGCATGTCGCACATTCCAGAAAGTAACACCGTTCATCAGTCTCTCTGTAATCTGGTTACGGTACTCAGTTGGAATACCGCCACAGTTATACTGATTAGCCTGTATCGGTACAATGTTCACATTACCAAGTTTGACATAACACCAACGCTTGCGAATATTAATGTGTGGATATCTAAACTTATTCTGTGGATAACCAAACACTGACATGATAATATCATAGGCTTTCATCAGTTCTGTTCTAAGGTGACACACATAAAACTTGTAGCCAGCATAGTTGATGTTCACTGCTGTATATCCCTGTGGTAAACCACCAGCTGCACCAGGCAGTCCAAACTGATAATTAGCTGCTGCACGTTCCTGTGACATGATAGCATTGTTCTTTGTAGCTGTGGCCTGCCCTAAAGAGGAACTAGCTTCCATACCGAATGGTTTTGCTGCACTACTAACAACTCCACCAACTAAACTTCCAATCATTCCACCAACTGCTGTACCAACACCAGGAGCTAAAAGTGTACCTATCATAGCACCAACTGTGCCAGAGGTTACCATTACAACACTGCTTGCAGCTACAGCACCATAAGTACCTTTTCCCATTATTGTGCCAGCTGATTTCTGGTATGAAGCAGTGATAAGGTCATTGTTCCAACCAGAGTTGTTTGGTGTCATTGAGTAGCTAGGCATCTGCCAATTACTAAGCATAGGGTCTGTAGGTGTGTAGTGAAAGCCGTCATAATAGCGAATGATTAGACCACTTAATGTGTTAGGTGCTATGCTTGCACTAATGGTGAGTGTCACGTTAAAGTAATGGAGTACGTCTGCTGGTGCGTGTTCGTTCTCTTTCATTCTCTGTGGTTGTAACTCAATAGATGTACCTTGTCGGTCTGTAATACTATAATAGTAATAAGGTGCTGTGTACATCTTGATATTAAGTGGCTTGTACCCATTGGTATTCTCTGTGATAGTTGGCTCATCTGTGATACTGATTGGTACTTTAGCATCTACATCTTTCACACCTATGTAATCATCTGCTACCGCTAATTGTAAATTCGCAATGAACTTAGGCTCTGTATCTGTAGAGAAGTCTTTGCAGATTTTAGATGGTACTAAATACGTCATTAAAATGTGTTCCAATGCATTGAAACTACCAAGCTTTTTGAACGCATCACACTGTCTGTTCGCCACCTGGAAAACACCTATACCAAGGTTAGTATCACCATTCTTTGAAAAGCCACTGGGATTGAATTTAGGAATACCACCCCAATAGTCTGAGGGTTCTATCTCGTCTGTTACCAAGTTTATATCAGATACTACCATACAGTTTGAATAAGAACCTAAGCTAAGATATTCTTCAAGGTCTGACTGCACTAATTCCTGGAATACAAAGTCATTTTCACTGTGTTCAAACTGTGCTGGTTCATAGTTCATCTGAGCCAAGTTTGGTGGGCCAGAGGGACTGTCTAAGCGTTCCTGGAATTGCATATCTTGTACAACGAGAGATTTTCCTAAATAGAAGAACTTCTGGTATGTCATTATTGCATCTATTGTAAAATAGACCCTTGCAACATTCCAGTTTACATATTCCATACCAGTGACAAAAGCATACTGTATATCAGCAGAGAAGCCAGAACCATTCAGTCCATCATTGGCGAAGACCAAGTAGTCAACTGCTCTGATTGCTTCCACAAACGGAAGTTCTGGATTGTCAATCTGGGCTTGCTTACCCGCACTTCCCAAACCAGCCTGTCCTTGTGGTATGGAATTGTTATTAAGTGGATTGCGACCAACCTGGAAATACCCTTTAGCTGGGTCAACCTGTGTGATGTACCAGTATCCATTTGAGATACTATGTGCCTTAAAGAACTGGAAGCATGTATTCCACCAGCTATCATCACCCTTATTTGTCTGCCAGGGATACGCAAACCTGTGCCACCATATAGAGTTGTTCATGTCCATTCCTGTGCCAGCACAAAGATAGACGGTTGTGTTAGGTTTAAATGCCATGGTAGCACCTCACTTTACTATTTAGGCCCAGTTCTTACGGAAGATAACACAATCTTTAAAGTAAGTACATCCGAAGCTCATCTGACGAGTTAAAAAATAATTCATATAACGACCACGAGGATTGTAGATGCTGTCAAGGTCTTCAAACTGTGAAGTGATTACTAAGAAATCATCCTCTGCCAGCATTGCCATGATGTCATCTGCATTACCACCATTGATGTCCTCACCGAAGTCATCCATTAACTCGATTTTAACTGGTATGTTGAGTTCTTCTAAGTGGAATACACCGCTGCGGACTTCTACACCAAGTTTGTTAATAAGGTCTGCCCTGATAAAGAGGGTGAGTTCACGATTGTCAAGGGTCTTGTGTACTTTCATAGGATTGAAAGCTGCATTAGGGAAGTACATGCTGGAAACTGCATCCTTAATCTGTAAAAGGAATTTCTTTCCAGATGCTTCATCAGTAATGTCCTGACTGGTGATTTTCTGAGTTGCTAACAGCGGGCATCCACTTGCTGCCTTTGCATCATTTGCGTAAGTTGCAAAGATTGATTTTGTAAGCAGCCAAGTATCAAGGTTAGCAGAGCTGTACAGTTTGTTTACAAAGTAACCAACTAAACGAGATAATCCACCCTCTTCAAGGAACGCTCTACGTAAGCGGTCTTTCTCGATTGTTGTACCATACTGAATAGGCTCGTTAATTCTGTGATAGATTGCCTTTGCCTGTGGTGACATCTTGATGAATGGGTCTACGCTCTCACCGTCTTTGCCATAGTCCATTTTCTTACCAGATACAATGTCAGTGGCAATCTCTTCGATAGTATCACCGAAAGATATACCCTCACGGATATATTTTGCAAGACGGTTCTGAAGAGTGTAATCGCGGAAGATAGTCATACCGATACGGTTCATAAGTGCTTTCTGCCACTGGTTTCTCTCTGCTTCATATTCGTCATTTGTAATCATCAAGCCAATTTCTTTCATGTTTTCGATAGTGGCCTCTGGAATACGTGACTGAAATTCTGGTGACATAAATGCACGAACTGCATTGAATACAGTTGCGTTTGGCTGTGCTGAGATTTTCATTGCCATAGTTTTATTTTCCTTTCTGATTAATGTGTATTACTTAGATGCTTTACCTAACATGGCAGCAACAACATCATTGACCGTAGGAGAGGGTGGGTCATTTTCACCTGTATGTGCTGGTGGGTTGTTATCGCCACCATTTCCACTGTTCGGTGAATTGTCACCACCGTTAGGTAACATCATAAATAATCTGAGATTTGTGTCATGGAGTTC